GCGCGGAAGTTCTTCGTTCCCGTGAAGGCGACGAACCATTCCTCCTCATCGTTCACCTTGATCGGACGGATCTTGGGCGCGGCCATCTTCGCCACGTCCTTCAAGACCTGCAGGTTTGCGGCCACGAAGGTGTCGCTCGTCGTATCGACGTTGCCCAACGCGGTCGCATGCGTCGCGTTGTAGTTCGATACGTTGTTGCCGTACAACACGCGATCCGAGTTGTTCTGGTTCCAGGTGTCCCGGTTGCCCGACGTGGCGGATGCATAGGGCACATGCGTGTTGCCATCGGTGGAGATCGAGCCTAACGCGATGATGATGCGATCGCGCACGTTCTCCTTGCTCCAGTCCATGAGCGTCGCGCGCTTGGCCTCGACCAGGTCAATGGCCGAGTACTGCTCGTCGAGCTTGTCATGCTCGACCGCCCACCGGGTGCGATCCACGCGCACGCGGAAGGTGCGGATACCCAGCGCTTCCTCGTTGCCTTCGAGCGTGTTGTAGCCGGTGATACCGGAGGTTTGGGAGGCGACCGCGCCGGTCGCGGTATTGGTGTTGCCGCCCAGGCGGTTTACCAGCTCGAAGGTGATCTGCTCGCCGATCGAGCGCGAAAGGTCCTCGTTGATCTGGATCGGGCTCTGCTCATCCGAGCCCATGTATTTGGCGAAGCGGTTCGCGCGAATGTACTCGCGGTAGAAATCGCGCTGCCACTTAATGACCCGAGCATTTGTCGGGACGGAAGTCTGTGCCATGGAAAGTTGCTCCTGCGTTCAACTTCCCGCAGGCATAAAAAAACCCGCTCGAGGCGGGTTCGTTATCAGCCGGACCGGGAAGTTGTCAGCGTTTAGGGTTTCCGAAACGGACGATGGATTTCAGGTCCTCGTCATCGCCGGCCTGCGCGGTGGCGGCAGCGGCGGACGAGCGGTTATTCAGTGACTTCGGAAGATTCGCAAGATCGGTCTGTGAGGCCTTGAGCTGCTCGTTTTCGGCCTTGAGCGCATCGAACTGGGTCTTCAGCGCATCTAACTCGGCCTTGCTGCTCGCGGTGACCTGCTCCTCGAACTTGGTGAGGTCCCCATTCACCGCGGCGAGCTTCTTATGAAACATGCCGTGGCGAAACAGGAACTCCCCCGGGTCGTCCGAGTTCTGCCACTCCGTAATCAGTGCCGGATTGGTCTTGGTCGCCCCCATGAAGCCCTCCTGGGCTTCCGCGAACTTGTCGCCATACTCCTTGGCGGCGTAACGCATGCTCTGGTTGAACAGCATGGTGCGCAGCGGCTTGGTCGCATCATCAATGCGCGAGCGGATCGCGCCGTCTTCGTCCTCGAAGACGGAAGGCTTCTTCGCAGGAGCCGTCTGCCTGAGCTTGTCGAGCTCGGCCTGCAACTCCTGCCGCTTCTTCCTCTCATCGATGATCGCTGCGACATCGGCCCGTGAGAGCTTCTCAGGCGGCTTATCCGCCGGTTTCGGCTCTGCAGCGGGCGCGGACTCGGGAGCTACTTCCGCAGGCTTCTCAGCCTTCGCAAAGCGGCCCTTGTCGTCGCGGTTGTCGGATTCGGCTTTCGCCGGCTCCGTCGTTTCAACCTTGACCGGCTCAATGGGCTCCGGCTTGGCGCCGAAACTCACAATGCTCGACAGACTCTCCTCGCTGGATTCTTCACTCATCACTCATCTCCAAACGCCCGAAACGGCGGCGGCCCGTGTGAACGCCCGAAAACCCGGCGGCGGCTAATTGACCGTAACTTGTGTCTTCTCGTTCTGCGGCGGCTGACTGATGAACGTCGCGGTCTTCACTGCCGCATCGACGTGACTCTCGGCAGCAGCCATCTCGGCTTGATCGGCCTGCGCGCTCGCCTTGCGGGCATTCGCCTGCGCAAGCGTCGCTTGCAACTGCTGCATCATCTGTTGGAATTGCGCCTGTTGTTGTGCCTGCGGGGAATTGCCCTGCAGGCTCTCCATTACCAGACGCTTGGTGTCCGCGCGTAGCTGGCTCATCTGCACGAGCACGGCAAACGGCACTTCGGGGCGCGCTTTGGCGAGTTCCAGAAGCTGGGCAAACTCTTCCTGTTGCACGACCACCACATCGTCACCGCGGTCGATGATGATATCGACGTCCATTTGCGCGACGTCGTTTTTACGCATCGGCTTGCCGGTTTGCGGGTGGATCGCCTGTTGGCGGGAGGCCGGGTGTTGGGCGATGGCGTGAATGATCGCTTGGCGGTCCTGCGGCTGGGCCTGCTGGAACTGCGGCATTTGACCTGCCTGTTGGGCCATCATCTCACCCGCGGTGACCGGCTGATTGAGACCGACGAACTTCGGCTTGTTTGGGTCATCGGTCACGCGGATCCACATTGGGGCCTTCCAGAATTGCCGCACGCGCATCCACGTTTGCCGGTACATGCGCAGCTCCCACGCATCCAAAGCGTCGGTCAGGGGCGTAATCGGCAATTGACCGGCCGCCTGGTCGCGCGCCTTGGCAACCCCGCTGATCTCGCCCGATGCCCCCAGAATGGCCGCATTGGGCCCGGTCGCGGCCAGCGCCATGTCGGTCTGCTGCATGAGGCGCCACTGACCATCGGCGGCGTTCAGGTTGTCCTCGACCTTGATCGAGGTATTCACATCTCCCGCCACCTCGATCACGCCATCGGGCTTGTGCACCTCGCTGCGCAGCTTGTTGAGGTCATCGAAGGTGCCCTTTTGCACCGTCGTGCGCTTGGCATTGAGCAGATGCAGCATCTTCGAGCGGCGCTTGTTGTGCTCGTCCTGCAAGTCGAGGTAGCGCTGCACCTGACCGTAGGGGCTGCCGTCCTCGCCATCGCGATAGAGCGCCTGGAACTCGAGCGGACAACATGGCTCGCCGAACTCGTCCTTGTAGGTGGACGTCTTGGGCTCATCGAGAAAGCCGCCCCGACACCAGGTCGCAAAGGTCCAGACTCCCTTGAGCTTGAAATAGTGCGTGAAGACCTGGACGCGCTTGCGCTGGCGGACGGTAAGGACAAAGCGCGGCTTGTCGTCAAACTCCCGGTCGGGACCTGAGACGCTCGACGGTCCCCAGCACGCCTCTAGCGCATCTTCCTTGTCGGGCCATTCGAGGAGCGCATCGTCGTAATCCATCCACGTGAAGTAGCCGAGGTAGTTCGCGTCCTGAAAGTCCGGACGCAGGGCGCGCATGTCATAGAACAGCCGGTCCCAGCGGATGTGCTCGAGACAGACGTAGGGATAGTTCCAGCCCTTGCGCTTTTCGACCACGACCTGACCAGCACACAAGCCCTCGACCATGAGGTTCTCAGCCGCAGGCTTGCGCGCGGTGCGTTTGTAATTGCATTGCTCGGTTACGAACCGCAATGCATCGGTGGCCGCATCGGCCGCGTCCGCGTCCTGTGGATTGCGCGGGAACGCCTTGGGATCGGTGCGCATGCGCGCTTCCATGCCCAGAAGCGCTGCAATCTTGTCCTCGATCTTGTTGTCCGTGATGCACGGCTGCTTGCGCTTGGCGAGAATCGAGCGCTCCTCAGTCGTCCACTGCTTGCCGTCCTTGTACTGGCGGCACTTCTCGGCGCGGCGGCGCATCTCGACCGTTCCGTCGGCGTATTCCTTGAACTGCTCGAGTAAGAGCCGATGCGTCGGATCGGCGGGTGAGTTGGACTCGCCTTCCTGATCCTTATCGGTGTCCTCGCTGTTATCGGTCATGCGACTTTCCAGGAATCCTCAGTCTCACGCGGCTCATAGCCGTCTCGATGTCTCGGGGTGCCCGGAGGCGGCTTCATGACGGCCGGATGCGCCTCTGCAATGGCAAGTCCAATCAGGGCGGCCATATCGACCGCGTCATCCAATCGGCCAGCAGGGAACTGCAGGAGCTGATTCAAGAGGTGGTGCCCATACTCGGTGTCGGCGATCTTCACGCGCTTGGCGGCTGCCATCGCTTGAAGGGGACGCGCCATGGTCGGCTTGTCGTGACCGCGCGTGAGCCATTCCAGTCGGCACCAGGCTTTGCGCTCCATCATGCGACGCGTCAGGAAAGGCTCGATCGAGCGCCGGATCTGCCCGGTCTCGCCGAAGAAGCACAGCGGCTTGCGATCCACAAACTGGTCGATCAGCTTCTCGAACCACGTTTCCGCGCTCGTTTGCCCGCGCCAGCCTTCAAGTGCAAGGTAGAGCGTGTCTCCGGCGTAACCGTGGGTGCCGATTTCGGTGAAGTCTCCGTCGCCTTCGGTGACAGCGAAGTCCCCTGATGTGTAACAGTGAGGCGTAAAGGCAAGTCTTCGAGGATCATAGAATTCAAACCACTCACGCTTGAAGAACGTGCCCTCGTCCGGCGTCGGATTCTGCATGTAGAGCGCGGACCATTGACGGGGGTCTGTGTTGGCCCGAATTCGCTCCAGTGCTGCCCGGTCATAGCGCTCGACCCACGGTGGATCATTCACATCCGCGGGGAGCTCAACAATCTCCCATTTGTCGCCGCCGCTCTTCTGCCGCTCAATCAGACGTCCAGCAAGGTCATCCTCGTGCATTCGATGCTGGATCACGATAATGGGTTGCTGGGGTCTCACGCGGTTATAGAGGGTGCCCTGATACCATTCCCAGACACGCGCTCGGCCAATCTCGCTTTGGGCATCAGCCCACGATCCGAAGGGGTCATCGATGATGGCGAGACCGCCCTTGCCGTAGAGTTGCGCGCCTACACCGACCGCGACATAGCCGCCGCCCTGTTTGGTATTCCAGCGCCCCTTAGCCTGGCTATCCTCAGCCAAGACCGTCTCTGGAAAGACATTGCGATACTCGGGCGATGCAATCGTGTTACGCACATCGCGCCCAAAACCTTCGGCCAGATCCGCCGTAGCACTCGCCGCAATGATGTCGCGCAGCGGGTCACGGCCCAGCAGGTAAGCCGGAAAGCGCCTCGAGGTGATATGGCTTTTGCCATGCTGAGGCGGACACAGCAGCATGAGCCGATCAATCTCACCGGCCACGACACGGTCAAGCTGATCACAAACGACACGGTGAATCTGCCCCGCGCGCCAATTCGGCGTCGTGTAGCTAGTGAACCCCTGGAGGCTTTGCGTTGCCTGCAGGCGCGCTCTCTTCTCGCGCAGCAAGCCGAGCAATTCGCTCATCCAATTCCTCGAGGGTCATCTCCTGCGGAGCTTTGCGGATGATTTCACCCGAATGCTCGACAGCCTTCTGATCGGCGAGAACCTTCTTCAGAACAACCTCAGCCGCCTTTATCTGCGTGGCGGTCATCTCGGTTTTACCAAGTGCATGATCCTGAAGGCGGTTCACAAGCTGACTCGCCTTAATCCGCTTCAGCACTGATTCCGTATGTCTCCGGTTCAGTCGGGCAGCCATTACTGGAAGCCCTTCAAGTTCAACACGCGATAGCT